CAGTCGCCATTGTAAACTGTGCTACCTTCAACAATTATTTCCATTAAGCAAACTCCGATACTCTATTTTAATTTTAAAATGTTCTGCCATTTCCATACCTTTTTGCATACCAGACGATACACCATTGTCCAAGTAAACTGCCATTAAGTCTGCACAACGATACCAATTAAAAGCACGCTGCATACCCATAATCCGTTCATCTGGAATTTCATCATCTAACACTTGTGTATATAAAAGGTGCGAGGCGAAAGGGGACTCACCTCGCCTTAACGAATCTAACATACACTCTTTTGCATAGGCTAGATTTCTTTCAATTTGACCCTTATAGGGCGATTCTATAATAACTAACATCATGCACCTCTTAAACAACTAGCTTGAACAATATAATGATCTGGTGCATCACCAAATTCTTTTTCTAACCTACGCATCACCAAGTTTTTGCTGTTATTAAGATCAGCTTTACATTCAACTTTTGTTCTATACTCAACTTTACTAACGTGCATCATACACTTGGTAATGCCACCATCTGCTTTTGGTCCAGAAATCCAGACAACACAGATTAAGAGAAACATTTTAGACATGATTTAATCTTCCTAAAAAAACGAACAAACCAGTTAGGTTTTTTTTGAATTGTTGAAGATTGAATGTGTAAACGTAAGTATTTATTCATGTTAACCTCCATTTGTTACATCTAAATTATCTTCAAAGTTACAACCATAATCAACAATAATTCCAGAATCTAAAATCTCTTGTTCTTTAATTAAGTCTGAAACATATTCATGCCCGTGTTCGCCATAATTTTCTTTTACTTTGACTAATGCTTGTTGATTAGTTAACCCATCATCATTAAGTAAAGATCCGTAAAACTCTTCGATCTCAATTAATACATCTTTATATCTACTCATTTTATTCTCCTTTTGCTTTTTGTAAGTTATAATCATTAATTTTTTTGCCTAGGCTTTTATTACCAGCCTCACATTGGTCAACCCAAACTCTTTTTGTAACATTACCTCTAACATCACGATAGCGTCTCCAATGTCCTCTTCTCATATGCCACCTTTTAGGTGTGCCATGACCTGTGAAAATCTTTTCATACACTTTCTTGCCTTTTGGCTTTGGCAAGTCAATACTGATAAGACTATATTCATTTGTTGGTACTCTTCTACCATATCTAATATGTTTTAATTTATTCTCTGCAGGTTGTTGTTTTTCTTGAATAATTAAATCATAATTTAACAATGACAAAACACTAATAAGAAATCTTAAATCACCACCTTGAATTAAATCTAAATGATATTTAGTAATTCGTGCCATTTCATCTTCAGCCCAACCTTGTTTAAACTTATCTTTTGGAATTAACCAGTGCATACTGCTGCTCTGACAAAGCTCAAACCTTGAACATAAATTTTGCATCCAATGGTTTGCATTAATGTGTGTTTGATTATTTTTATCCAAATAATCGTTAGGATAATTTGGAAAATATTTTAAAATATATGGTCGACCAATAATTTTTTGTCCTGTTTTAATGCTATCTACATTAAATTTTAACAAACCATCTGACATAAAATTTTCTCTAAATTCGTCATCATCTGACATAAACTTTTCTCTAATTGAATTTGGTAATTCTTTAGAAAAGTTCTCTCTTCTTTTAAAATGTTTATAAGAGATTTCAGAGTTCCATTCTTCATCATTATGAACAACAGAGGCTAATGGTGATTGATTCCATTTGCCATCAATCATACACCACATTTCATACATATACCAAGATTGACCAGATGGATGATCAAAATTAAAAATATGATAACCAATCCTATCTAAATATCCTGTTGGTTTTTCAATCTTATCTTTATAATCTGGTAAATGTTTATCATACATTTTAGAAAGATAATGAACACGATGACTTTCATTCCATTCAATAAACATATTTTTAAATGGTGGAATAGCGGTTGTAATCATCGTGTTTAATGTAGAGGGCTTAACCATAGAAGCCTCACAAGCGTGTTCAATTAACTTATCATTAACAACAAATTTTTGTGATTGAACTAATTGTGATTGTAATTGTCTGATCTTACCCTCTGCAATAGAACCGCCTTGATAACCTAAAATAGTCCTCTTTGGTTGCGACATAGCACCAATAATTTCACTCGCCATTAATGGTTTATTGATAAACTCATCTTTTACAAATTTTTCAAACTTTGACATATTGCCTACCACAAATCTGTTAATGCTTGTTTTTTAATTAAAATAGCATGACCAGCAATAACATCTGTCATGCCATAACTTTTAACCCAATGATCTGTGGCTTCTTGATTAATGTCTTTTTCTTTTAACTTACCCTCTTCATCAATAAGCATGACATCGCCATTTTTTAATTGGACTCTTTCAACCCAACCACCAACAAACTCTTGAGCTTGTTCTAATGATGGTTGGTCTTTTTTGTCTTCAATAACTTTAAATAAATTTTTCAATTTTTTCTCCATTTGCTAGTTATATTGATAATATAGGATAGTTAATATAGGAAGTCAATGCCAAATATAAAATAAAAAAAAGACCCAGATTTCTCCAGGTCTTTTTCAAACAAACATTTTTAAAACAAAAGGAGTAATCAAAAATGATTACTTTCTTTATACTTTATATATAGGCATTGATGGAGCAAAAGTCAACCAAAATCATCCATAATTGTTTTCGACATAACTTGTGTTTGATTTCTTGATATTTTTCCATAATCTTTTTCTTTGATTGCTTTAGGGTCATCCTCAAAAAAAGATTCTTCTTCAACATATACTGATTCTTTCCAACCCTCTTGACTTATCTTTCTTTTTTGTTTGAGCTTATATCTTTTGCAATTTTCACATCTGGTTTTATTTTGCCTTCTAATTGTTTGCTTGGGCAAAACTTTATCGCAATCCATACATCTATCATATTTACTTATCATTCTCTGCTTCTTTGATTGCATAAAATATTCTTGCGACCACTTGTGGCACGATACTGTTCCCTAAACATCTAAGTCGGTGTACCCTGTTGGGTACCCCATTAGCCACTCTACC